ACAACAGCTAACATCCTCAACATATACAAATAAATGGCAACAACATTCGTAGATTATACTGGGGATGGAAATGCGACGAAAGCGTTTTCTTTTCCCTCTATACAAGAGTCTGACGTAAAAGTTGAAGTAGATGGTGTCATAAAAACATCAGGCAATCACTACAATATAACAAGCTACACTACTACAGGTGGTGGTAATGTAGTTTTTACATCAGGCAACATACCAGTCAGCCCAGAGTCTATACGTATCTTTCGTGATACAGATGTAGATAGTGCAAAGGCTACATATACGGCAGGGTCATCAGTCAAGGCAGCTGACCTCAATGCTAACCATGAGCAGTTACTGTTTGCTGCACAAGAAGAACAGAATCAAACAATACAAACAAGCGATATCAAAGATGGTGCTATAACAAGTGCTAAGATACTTGATGGTACTATAGTTGCAGGCGATCTAGCTAGTGACTCAGTTACAACAGCTAAGATAGCTGACAATGCTGTAACAATGGCAAAGCTAGGTAGTGGTGCATTACCTACAGATATAACAGTTGCTAGTTCTAACATTACAGATCTTTCTGTAGCAACAGCTGATTTAGCTAACGACGCAGTTACAGGAGACAAGATAGCTGATGACACTATTAATTCAGAGCACTATGTTGATGGTTCTATTGATACTGCTCATATAGCAGACAGTCAAATTACCACAGCAAAACTTGCTAACACAAATGTTACAGATGCAAAGCTAGCATCTAACTCTGTTACAACATCTAAGATTACAGATGCAAACGTAACAACAGTCAAGATAGCTGACAGCAACGTAACACTTGCAAAGTTAGCTAGTGATCTAAAACAGACTACAGTTACAGACGACGATACTAAGCTACCAACTTCTGGTGCTATCGTTGATTATGTAGCTAACCAACTTTCTATATTTGGTGGTTTTACAGCCATAGCAAATGAAACACAGTTTCCTAATACACAAAAGGCTTCTGGTGCTGCTGTTAGTATATCAGACGCAGGCGGTCTTGTTGTAAATGGTAGCGGTACAAGTACATCAGCTACGACTGTAGGTGGCTCAACTGTTACAATAAACAACATTCCTTCTAACTTTCATAGTTCTACTGTAGCTAATGGTATACGTTTTATCGTAATATCAACTGGCTCTGGTCAGATATATAATTATCACAAAGCGACGCTACCAGAAAGTGATCTAGTTAGTCTTAGTGGAGACATCAATGATTTCAACGAAAGATATAGAGTTGGCTCGTCGAACCCTACAAGTAATAACGACGCT